CTGTACGGGCTCGTTCCCAACTCTGACAACGCCGAGGGGAACTCCCGCTCAATCTCCTCCAGGTACTTCAACGCGGTCTGAAGGTGTGACTGCTCCATCACCCGGTCCCGGCGCTCCGATGCCGAGAGCACCATCGCCACTCGAATCAGGTGTGCATCCTTCCTTCCCCAATACCCCGTCTGCTCTCCTTCCGGCACGTCCATCTTGCGAATATAGGGTTCGTAGGTGTCGTAGTACCAATCCTTGAACCACCTCTCTCCCGCCTCCGTCACCTCGAACCTTCCGCGCATCCTCGCAATCGCCCGAAGGTCTTTCTCCAGCTCCAACCGTAGTTCTCGACTCAGCTCAGGCGCCGCGTCCATCAACGACGCCCGGCGCTCGGTGTAGCTGCGATGGACAAGCAGCAGCCGCCCGAAGAACCCTGCGGTCCGGGCCGCCTTGGGCAGCTCATGGGCGATCCCTCGCGGCGTGATGCACCCGAGCATTGTGATGCACGGCTGCCACAGGTCGGCCTTCCACGACCGGAAAGCAACCGTGAAGCGTCCTTTCGGGCAGTCATTGAGTTGATTGATCTGCGTCGCGAGAGTCTCCGCGAACGCTTCAGTTGTGAAGAGGGCTCCCAGCTCCTCTGCGAATATGAACCCCGCCGAGTTGACCCGGCGCCCTTCCGGATCTCGCAACGGCACCTTTTCTTCGTCCAGCCGTTGCAGCGCAAAGATCAGCTCCTGGGGGGAGGTCTTCTTCGGCAACACGAACATCTGCCACGGTTCCAATACCCGAAGCAAGTCCACAGCCAAACGACCCGCCGTGGTCTTCTTCGTGACTGCGCTCTTGGAGACCAGCACAACCATCAACTGCCCTGGGTAGAGGAAGATGCGTCCGCCCAACGCAGGATACCAACATCGGCGCTCCAGTGCTGCCCCGAGAACCGCAATGCCGGCCCACTGATGGAAGATGCGAGGGGAGACCTGGCGCTCGGTGTAGGAGAGGTATTTCTCCAACCAGCTCACGCACGACACTCACGCATTCGCTGCTGCTGCCCACGACTTTTCCAACGTTTCCCGTACTACCGTCCCGTTGAGTTCAAGCAGGTCACACACCACCTCGAAATCGAATATATCCGTGCGGGACGTGGAGCGAATCCACTCTCGCGCCTCATCTCGACGACGTAGCTGCCCTCCACCCGGAATCGACCGGCTGAATCCTGTCCCCCTCCTCACCCTCCGTATCTTCCCTGGTGCTTTCTTGCCCGTGGCTGCACCACGGCCTCCCCCATCCTCCGCATCTTGTATTCCTGAGTACAGCAACGCGACCAACAGTGCCCGTACACCACTCGAAATAGCCTGCGAGCGGCGTGCCATTTGCTCCGGCAACACCACGTCTTCCTCGAAAGGTACTCCTGTCGCGCTCCGGTCCCAACGGTCTCTCATCATTGTCTCGTCTTTACCTCCTGTAAGGCCTTCTCGAACACCTCTCGACTCGGCAATGTCTTCCACTCTCGCATTCCATACCATGTCACGCCAAGCTTCACGCCAATCGGCATAGAGAGAGTCCATTCCCCGCCGGCTCCTGGGTACGTTCGCTCCTCTCCCATCTTCTCCGTGATGAACCGTGCGATGCTCCACGCATGCGACGGCGGTGTCGTCACGACCACCGAATCGTGTCCTTGCTGCACCAGCTTTGCCCCCGGCCACCGTCCTCGTCGGCGCTCGTCGTCGAACGGCAGTACCCCACCTTGATTGGTCAGGACGCCGACCTCGTGTTGTGGCAGCCATGCGTACCCTTCTTTATAATCTTCCTGCGACAGACGCAAACCACGGAAGTAGTATGGCCGACCCCAACTCCCCACGAGCTTTCCGTCCTCGATCATTTGCCTACGCACCCATGCGTGATACTCTCCCAACCCGCGTGTCGCTGCGTACATCTTTGCCAACCACTCGTCGCATTCGTCCGGGTCCAGAACCAGTCTTCCCTCGGTCTCTACCAGCGCGACCTCCGCCATCCGCAGTCCCCCCATCCCGTAGTTGGCAGCATGCCGCACACGCTTCCCGAGCTGTCTCCGCTCAATCGCCTCCTTGTCTCCTGCTTGATACGCTGCCAGCAACTCCTCATACTCTACGTCAAATATCTTCCCTGCATTCAGCACATGCAAGTCCAGCTCGTATGGAGATGACCGTGCCAAGCGCAGGAGACGTGGATCCCCGCTCATCCCGTCCACGATCCGACTCTCGCCTTGGCTCTGGTCGAACTCCAACAAGACCTGTCCATAGTCCGCGACGAACATGCGTCGCAGGTCTGAATGCCGATCCCGATTCTGGGCATTTACTCCACGATCCTCCAGTGTCTTACTCGCATGCAGTCGGCCAGTCTTTGTCGTCGGACTGTACCGTGAGCGAATGCGTCCATCATCATCCACCAACCCTGGTCGCACCTCTTGTGCAATCTTCGTATGCTCGCGGTACCCCAACACCAGTTGTCCCATCGGCCGCGCTTTCTTGTACTTCCGCATGAGGCGCCGGATTGCCAGCTCGTCGGCCGTCCGTCTCCCCGATCCTCGCCGATAGAACGGCTGGCACTTCAAGGTGTCGTAGAAGTACGCATTGACCTTCAGCGGTGACAAGCCCTTCTTCGCCACGAGATCGGTCCCTGCCAATCGTGCCATGTTCTCCCGGATCTCTGCGATGACATGCTGCTCGCGCTCCTCAATCCCCCGCCGCGCATCCTCGTCCACCGCAAAGCCAGTCTGTGTCAGACGCAAGCACGCTGCCGAGAGCCTGCGGTAATGGTCACGGTAGACCTGCATCATCCCGGCTGCTTGCAGTCGAGCCTGATATCGCGTCACCAACGCCCGCGTGTAGCACACATCCTTCCCGTTGTACTTCCAGCGGCGCTTCGGGTCCTTGATCGTCGTGCTCTTTCCCTCCTCCTTCGCCTCGTCCTTCCAGAACCGCACTCGTAAATCGCGAGAGGCACAGTATGCGAGACGATGCTGGTCTCTTGGATCCAAGCAATGATGCATTTGGTGCGTGTCCCACCGTACGTTCTCCACTCGCACCTGCTTCGTCCACAGCACGAAGAGATCGTAAAGGCCGAAATGAAGCGCCTTGGCAATCGGATGACGCAGCAGCTCCCTGGCAATCGCCCATGCCCACTGATGGCGCAGATCAAGTGTCAGGGACAGCCCTTCCTTCACCGAGAACCCAATGCAATCTATGACGTGCCCCTTCGCCACCGTCTCAATGTCCACCGCGAGACACGCCTCTCGCCCTTCCCGCTTCCAGATGCGAGCTACGTCGGACTGGAAATCTTGTGCATCGCCGCGCGTCGGGTTCACGACATGCTCACATCGAGGGTCCAGTTGCAGCGACGGGAAGGTGGCATCCCCCCGAATGCGCTCCCAATCCCCTCGCCACGCATCGAAGAAGTTTCCGGCACGCAGGATGAAAGCCGGGTGATATGTCGGGATGCACTTGAGCCGCTCACCATTTGGCGTCTTAACCGCAAACACGCTGCCACGCCAATTACTTATCTTGTCGCGCCAGGCTATTTGAGGCCCGTCCGGTGTCGCCCTGACGCGCCACTTCCCCTTCTTCGTGACCGGAAGCGGTGCGCGTCGCAGTGTATTGAGAGCCAGATTTCCCAACGGCACAACCACCATCGGGTTCAACTTCTCTATCCTCCTCCAACACTCCTCCTGCCATCTCGCAACCGTTGCCGGTGTCAACTTCCACAATGCATTATCCGGTGGCCGTATCTCGATGACGTTCTCTATCCTCACATCCTCTCGTGGCAACCCGAACGCCCGCAGACCTTCCCATTTGGCCTGCCCCGTCCAATCCCGTCCCTCCCAGAGAAAACGGCCGGCGGCCCCGATGAAGGGCACACCGGCCTGCTCCTCGTCCTTCCCGAGCGCCTCACCAAGTATGCACACAGGGGCGGCAAGCGGACCGATCCCGCCCACTCGCCGCCCCCGAGCACTCCCCCACGGTGTCTTCACGAACTGATCCCTACTTGGTCGCCGCAGTGCTCCTTTCGATGAAGCCATGCAGGAATTCCTGCACCGAGCGCCCTACCTTTGCACAGTGCCGCTTCAACCGCTGACGCAGCTTGAAGGGAACTCGTACTATCACCACCACCAGCTCCTCCGGTGCATGCGCCGTCGAAGCCTTCCTTCGTGTGCTCTTCTTCGTCTTCGCCATCAGTCGTCCTCCTCCTCATCGTCTTCGTCGTCCTCGTCCGACGGCTTCCGTGACGTGGGCTTGGGCTCCTCGTCCTCCTCCTCCTCCTCTTCCACCTCCTCCGGCTTCGGCTTCCCCTTCTTCCCCTTCGGCTTCTCCTTCCTCTCCGTCTCCTCGTCGTCCTCCTCGACTGGCTGTCGGCTCCTGGCTCGCTTCCCGGCTGCCGTAGCCCCCTTCGCCTTCTTGCCACTCTTCCCACCACCAGCCGCCGTCGGTTGCTCAGGCGAGACGCCTATGTCGGGACAGTCCTCGTCGCTGGGGCGGAAAAACAGCCCGAGTTTGTTCCTCGCCGTTGCGCTGTCGTCGAACACGAGGTTGATGGGCGCCACGACCTGCTTCCCTACGGCCGCCTCCATCCACTCTTCATCGTCGTCGCTGAGCGGTGTTCCTGAGCGGACGAGCAGACGCTTGAGGCGTCCCGGTCCACTCTCGGTCCTACCGCTCCACGACTCCGGCCGCTTCGCCAGCGGGTCATCCGCGGTCCCGACCGTGATCCAGTCGCGAACCGTGCCACCGGCCAGCTTCTTCGGTTCCACTACCTTGACATCCACGATGTACATGCGACACCCTGGAGTCTTTGCACCTTGACCTGTCTTCGTCCGTTCGATGTTGGTGATCTCCAACAGCGCCCCGGTGCAAGCAGGCAAGGATCCCCTTTGCTCCTCCGTCTCATCGAAGAAGCTCTTTCCCATACTGCGCTCCTCTCAGGTTCAGCCCGCCAGCCCCATGCCGGCGGGAAAATGGTGCAGAAAAGATGGGCGCGGGAGTGTTTCACACAGGGTAAGGGGGTCACCCCGTTGCAGGTTCTCCCTGCACACCATGCCCCCGCGCCCACGCCTTACAGCCCTACGCCTTCTCGCCCTTCCCCGGCTCCTCGTCTACGGTCCCGAGAAGCCTGTAAGCGTTGTCCTTCCCGATCATGTCGAAGAGTGCCACATAGACCGGGCGCGGCATCACTCCCGCAAGAAAGGTACTCTTTCCCACATGCGGATCGCTGTAGATGCCGATGTGAACCGGCGGCCTGGCACCCTTCCCTCTCCATCCTTGCCACAGAAATTCCGGTTCGACCTTCCTTGGCACCAGCAAATCGTCCGGCAACCCGATGCAGGTTCCAGCCTGGTACTTCGCATTGCATTCTGTCTGAAGGTACCGGCGCCGTTTCCCGTCCTCTTCTTTGACGTGCATTCGGTATAGCTCCGGCCATGCAGCGGAAACCATCTTCGTCTCCTCCAGGCGTTTGCCTGGTACGAACGGCTGCCGCACCATGGCCCCCTCGGCTTCGATCTTCCGTCGGTGAACGTGGAAGGCAACCCCGACGTTGCAGGGGAGAGCCGGAAGCTGAAGACAGAGCAGCTCCTCGATGAGGTCCGCGGCACCTCCGTACCACTGCAAAGGATTCTCGGTGTCGGGGTTCAACTCGTACTGGTGCCATTTCCGAGCGCCCAAGGAAGCAAAGGACACGGAGTCGAAGATGAAGCTCGCCCACTTTCCCTGTTCCAACTCTTTGACGAAGACCTTGAGGTAGTCGAGTAGGCGCCCCACGCCATCCGTTTCCTCGACGATTGGATTTTGGTAGTTGGCGACGCGAATCAGCAGCTTCCCGGTCGCATCCTTCACGTCGTAGTACGGTGTACTCCGTTTGTCCTTCTTCACCTGGCGCCTCTCCTCGTCTGCTATCTACCGAATGCTTGCGGCGAAGTCAAGCAGCTCCGGCAGTCCCGACTCCTGCATGCTCCAACGGTCTCCAGGGCTGCTCGGTGAAAGTCTTGGCAGCACCAGCCAGGCGTCCACTGCGACACCATTTCTGGAATGGGCAGAACCCGCATGCCCCATTGAAGCGTCCCTGCATCGGCAGCTCGCGGGCATCTTCGATGGTCCGCACTTGCCCGCGCAGCACGAGAAAGCGTCGAGTCAATCGCCGCGCCGTCGTCTCCCACGCATCCAGCTCGTGCGGCGTGCGCGTTACGGGGAACAACACATGCTCGGGATGATTGTTCCCGCACTCCGCATAGGTCGTCCCGTGCTGCTTGCACCGTCCGTTGCTGCTGGGAACCTCTCGCAGGTGAATGCCGTTGATGAACACGCCAGACAGCAGAAGATCCCGCTCTCGTGCAATCCACATCTGACCCGTGAACTGCGAACTGTTTTCCTGCCGTGACTTGAACCACTCTCCGGTGTTCGAGGTCGTCTTGTGGTCTACACTCCACAACCCGCCCGACTTGCGGTGTTTTCCAACCGCATCCAGTAGAGCGACCATCACGACCATTGGAGGGCGCTTCGGGTCGTTCAGCTCCCATTCTTGCTGTACCCGTGCGAGCTTTCCCTCTCGCAGAACTCCCAAAGGAGCGGTCAAAGGCATCTCCACCTGCGCCGGGTTCACGAGAAACGGCCAATCCTGCAACGGATGCCTTTTCAACCAGAATGCTACGATCTTCTTCACATTCTGATATCGCAGCCGGTCATCGGGCGGCACATGCTCCTTCGCCCATTGTCGGTACTCGTTAAGCCTTCCGAGTGCTTCCTCGGTCGAAGCACCCGAGAGCCATGCCGCGAGTACCTCATGCACGGCGCTTCCCGCTCGCAGCTCTTTCGCTTCTTCTGCCGGTGCCAGGTGCAAGATGTGCCGCATCGCGACGAGCGTGTCGCACCGAGCCGCTGCTTCCAGCAACGTGTTATCGACTACCACGTCATCCGGTCGCACCATTACCCCCTCAGTTTCTCGTTGCACTTCTCCCTCCTACGTCCTCGATCCAGGCTTTTCGCAGTGCTTCCAAATCCAACAGGAGCCCAGGCAACATGTTCCCCTCAATCGTGGTCCACCCTGAGAGAAGGTTCTCCCGTGCTCTCACCAATGTGAGTGCAACACGCACCAAGCCACCGCTCCAGTACAAGACGCTCCAAATACCCAAGCGCCATGCGATTTCGCGGTCTACCCGCGTCGGGTAGCTTCGGCTGGAGTCTCGCGCTGGCATGTACTGCACTCCTCGCGAATCTTATGCGTCGGAGCCCCACACCGTCCACATGCGGGGGACGTGGGGGAGTCACGCAGTCGATCCCGCACAGCAGCTACGGTTTTCCTGAATGCCTCACTTGCTGCTGCATCCGCTCCTCGAAACACCGATCGCATAGTCGTAGTATGCTCCTTTCCGCAGGTCGTAATCGTTAACTCAACGTAGTCGTTAACTCAAGGCCGACGCAGCAACAACTCATGCAAGTAGCCCATCGTGTTGAACAGCAACGCGCAAATGCTTTCTTCTGCCGCCCGCTGAGACTCGCGGTCTTCGTTTCGATGCCACGTCCACCACGCGAGGAAGTGTCGCCAGGCCGATTTCATGTACACCGCGCGCGGGATCCCTCGCTGCCAGTTGTCGCTTGCCCGCAACCTGCCATCGACCTGCACCCGATGCTTGTGCATATACTCGTTAAACCGCTGCACTACCAGCGGAGAGAGGAACCCCTCGGGATCGTGCTTTCCTTCCTCTCCGTTGCGCGTTGCACCCGTCTTGAAGGTACGCACGGTCCGAGTCTTCATGTTCCTACCTCCACAACAGCAGCAACACTCCGACCACCACGGCGAGAGCGGCAGCGACCATCGCCTGTATCTCTCCCGGATCATGCATTAGTACATACTCTCCTCAAACTCCGCAGTCTCCAGCGGTGCAAAAAGTTTGAAGTAGCACCAGGAGCACCACGGCGAACCTCGGTGCGGGAAGGGAAAGCACCGCGCCTCGCACACGAAGCAGCGGCCGAGGTCTCCAGCTCTCGGGTCGTAGTTTCTTTGTCGTTCCATCTATCTATACCCATCCTTCCCACACGGCGACGATTGCCACCACGGTTACGAGGAATCCAAGCAGGCACCAAGTCTCCGCCCGCTCCGCTTCGGTCCGCCCGATTGCACAGTCAATGGACGCTAGCATGCGACTCTCGGACGTGTTGTTGTCGTGGTGGACACAGTCGGTATCGTCGTCGTAGACTTCCCGCACGTCGCAGGTACACACGCAAGCTGGTCCGCTACCACGTCATAGCATTGAACCCGTCGCGTCGGTTCTTCGTGCTCGCATGTTCGCAGCAACGTCAATACCATCACCCGCATGCAGCTTCCTACCGCTGGCAGCGTCCCGACGGGTTTTCCGTTGACGTGGAATACTGCACACGACGAAGGGGCTTCCGGCGTTGCCACCAGCATCGCCGTCAAAGCGCCCCATGCACACCATGCCAACACCGTCGTTTTCATTCCTGCGACTCCTGCGGCTCCTGCGGCTCCTCGTGGCACTCGCATTCACACGGTTCCCAGCTCTCCACTGCCTCGACTTTACAACTGTCGTTTATCATCTCTATGAATCCCTCGCGAAAACCGGGGCAGTTTTTGCAAGCACAAGGGCACAATGCTTCGTGTTCGCAGTCGTTCATTACCGCCTCCCATACACGTTGACTCGCAGATTGACGTGATAGCCGTCCGTGGAACGCCACGGGGAATCCGCTTCACCCGGCACCACCTAACCGCAGCCGAGACACACGCAACCAGGTTCTCTCTTTCTTTGTCATCATCCTACCCTCCGAAAATCCACGCCGCGAGCACCACGGACCCCACCGCAATCTCGACTATCCCACAGACAGTCAACACGGGATGACAACGACGGCGAGGCTCCGGTCGCAACGTTCGAGCGTACATTCTCGCCCATTCTTGCGCGCTTTCGTCGTCGCGGGGTAGGCGCACCATCCGAACCGGCAGCTTGCTTCCTTTCACAAGCATCATCATGACTCCCTTCCGTCATCACTCGTTAACTCAGGCCACTCGTTAACTCAGGCGCGTCGCTCGAACAACCCATCCGCAAGCTGCTCCGCAATCACGTCCTTGATCTCTCGCTCCTCTTCTCCGTTCAACTCGACTTCCTCGCCCGCACGGTCGCTATCCTGCCGCGTCACCTTCCGTATGTCCACCGTGTAACCGCGGCCTTCCCCCGGTCCGCCACAGTCGTAGCTTGCCTCGAAATGGACATCCACGGGGATACTCTCACCATCGCGGGTAACGTAGGCCGTCGTTTCGCCCTTCTCGTTACTCATGTTCCTCTCCTCTCGCCCTTGTGCTGCCACGCACCCTTGTGCTGCCACCACAGTTTCCAGGGGTATTCCACACACCCACTTCTGTCCCCGACGACTCCGCACGCGCATCTTGACGCATGGTACCTCGGCTTCACCCGCAACAGCCGCGCATGTGTCTGCCTCGGCGTTTCCTGCACTTCTGGCGGTCCCTCTCGCGGCTTGCGCGGTTGTCGCCACAACGGCCATAAGTAGATGCTCGCGCGCTTGACCCACTTGTCGAACGGGACGCGCGAGCTTCCCAGGTACGCCCGCAGTGACTTCACTCCTTTGCCGTGATGATCTACAAGCCCCGCGTCCCACCAATAGCACGGGTATTGGTGCTTGTACTGGTCCCGTGTACAGGAACACTTGGGTAAGCTATCACGGTCGATCCGTCGCCGTTCCATCGCTAGCCGCGCCTTCTTCGCACCATGGCGGTTCATGGGGTTCAGTGATGTACAGCACCAGCGATCATACGGGACAGTACTCTCACTGCTGCCCCGCATCGCCGGCAGGTTTCTTCCCATCGCGAGTACAGCACGTCATGTGCCTTGCACCTATCGCACCACACATGCCAAATCACAGCTCGTCCTTCCTTTCCGGTTCCTCGCCGTTTGCCAGAAACACTACGCAATCGACGCAGGCGTTATGCCCGTGATACATCTTTTGCGTATCCGTGTCCACGTAATGCCATACCTCGAAATCCCCTCCAAGGACCGTGCCACAGATATCGCACCCCGACCGCGAAAAATGCGCTTCGTTTACTATCTCGCCATCTTCCCACGCCGCGGTGTACTCCTCCACTGTCTTCCCAAAGTCACTGGCGCATTCTTCGCATGCTGGCGCTCGTCCCGTGGATACTGCCTCGCATCCTGCAAGATTGCGCGTGACTGCTTGCACGTATGCCGAGTCACTCATCGTCCATCCCTCTCTCCCACCTTGGATCACTGTATGCTTGTCTCACCGCTCGCTCCTCATTGCTAGTCGTTAACCTTTGTGTAGTCGTTAACCTCTAGTCGTTAACCTACAATTCGTTAACCTCGTTAACCTCGTTAACCTGCATGCCCGTCGCCAGTCGTTACGGCACCTCGTCCTCGCGACGCGCCCGCCGGTACTTCGCCACGTCGTCCGCCATGTCGAGAATTCGCTCACTGTCCCGGTAGCGCAGCAATGCAGCCCGGAGATTGTCACTCAACCGTGCATCCGTGCTCGGGTCACGGAGGATGCGCTCAATCCAGCTTCCAGGCTGCATGCTGCCCCCCTTCGTTCCGGCCCTTGCCATACGCCTGCGTGCGCCGGGCATTCGGTGAATGTCAAATTCCCGCATCCGGGTTGGCATGGAAACGCCGCGCATCCACACCTGAAATCTACCCGGACCACCGGATGGAAGCGCCCGATCCCGTACTTAGTCACCCCGCTAATTCCAAGCATGTTTGCTCCCTTCGTCCATGCTCCGGCCCCAGTGCCGGTGCTCCTTGCACCGACGGAACATCAGGCGATCACAACCAGGATGCTTACAGGTGTGCAGGATGCATCCGCAGCCGAAATCCACCCAAAAGCCGCGGTGTCCGCTCTCTTGCCCATCCCACCACGTCACCCTACGAATCCCCAAGTCCATGCCTGTCCCCTCCCCGGTTCTTGTGCTCTCTCTCGGCTGCCCGATGTGCCGAGCACCGGCTGAATGTCAGGTGCCCGCAACCCGGTTCGCAAGGGAACGCCGCACACCCGCACCGGAAATTTACCCGGACAACCGAGTGTAAACACCCGCGAAATCTTCTACTCCCGTACTTAATCACCTCGCGGATTCCAAGCATGACCCTCTCTCTTTCCGGTGCCCAAGGCATTCGCTCAGCTGCCCCCACGGTTGGAGACTCCAAGCATGTTTGCCTTGCCTCCCTTTTCTCCTTGCCCTTCCCCGTCGTAGCTCTTTGAAGAGTAGACCCGCCGTTCCTCTTAGCTAGGTTGTTGTTAGGTTGTTGGTCTTTCCCCTACGCCGCCAAGTACCGCACGGGCTCCCGGCGCACTATCCACGAAGCGATTGCTGCCTCCGCATCGCGCCGAACCGGCGTTGCTTCTCCCTGGATGTATCTTGTGAATCCCTGCGCCAGGTCGCTTCGTACGATGCGCGCCTTGTCCCGACGCTCGCTATCGAACGTCAATGCGAGGTGCTTGACTCTCTCTTCGGTTCGGCCTGGCAACACTCCGAGCAACGCGCCCCGGCGTGCCGTGAGCATGTACCGGAAGAACCCCGGCACTACTTGCTCCATTGGTACGAGGGCCGGCACTTCCATCTCTTCTTCGCGTGCCAGCCCCCATGCTTCGCACAGTGTGCGAATTGCTTGCGTTGCACCGTGCGCCATCGCAGTCAGGTCTAGCAGCACCTGACCGCGATGCACTCGACTCACACTGGCTGTCGGGGCCTGGTACGTCCCGGCGTTCAAGCACGCCAGTATGATGATCCCTCCGCCGCCTGTCACTCTCCGTGTACCATTGTCGCGCCCTGCGAAGGATACGTAGCCTTCGAAAGGTTCCCCTACTGCTTGTTCTTGCACCGGCGTGGGCGTAAAGACGCTTGCCCTCAATTCCCACGTTGTGGTGACCGGATCGTAGCTGAATGATCCTTTTGCCTCGTGAGGTAGCTCTCGCAGTATGTCTGGCAGCACTTCCGGTGCGTCGGCTTCGCTGTACTTCGTGGAGGTGACTGCAAAGATATCCCCCAAGCCCCACCTCGCGCGGATCTTGATCGGAAGATCGGCAAAGCGACGGCACTCGCGTGCCATCACATCCAGGATAGCATCTCTGTCTAATGCTTTCCACGTTCGCACCGTCTCGGCTGGCACGTCTTCTTCGCCGTGCCCTGCCCCGGCGATGCGGTCCCGCAACCCGAGTACGTACCCTAGCGCGGGTGAGTGCATGCGCGCGAGCAAGCCACGAATGGCCTGCTCCTGCATCTTTAACCCGTTGAAGGTCAATGCTCCGTTGATGGCTAACGACTTGCCAAGCTCGCCGGCCGTGGTCACGATGCTTTCGCGCTTTTCGGCCTGGATGCGCTCGATTAGCGCATCGGCCGCTTCGCGCAACGGTTGCTTTGCGGCGTGCTCGCGTGCTCGGGCTTCCTGACGGCGATACCCTACCTCCGCCATCCGTGTTCCCGTGTCGTACAACTGACCTTTCGTGTTCTCGATTCCGACCTTGGCACGCAGTTGCTCGATCCGTGCCTTCGCGGTCGGATCTACCACTTGCTGCGAAAACGTACTGACTTCCTTCGTGACCTTGCTCTCGCCTGACACCCACGGCCCTAGCCGCTGGATTGCATCGGCGAGTACCGATTCCCATGTGCTTTCGTCGGCCACATGGGTTTCCCCCTTGTGGTGGATGATTACTTTCATACGCTTGTTCCTCTTCCGGGGGACGGCGAGTCTACTTTTCAAAGAGCTACGGGCGAGCGGACTCGATTCCCTTCGCGCAACCTTGGCGTGCCGTCGCCTGCGTTCAGCCTGTCGTTTCTCGCTCACCTGCGTCAGCACGCGCCGTGCCAATCGTACCTTACGCATTCTCGGGCTCTTTCCGGCTGGTGACCGTTGCATTATTGCCGATCATGTCACTATTGCAACGGACAGGTCGGCCGCATCGCACGCAACCGTCCTTGACCTGCGCTCGCTTCCACTTCTTGAGCACGGTGCGGTACCGGCACCGTAGCGTGCCATCCACCATGACGTGCAAACCTTCCCATTGCCATCCGGCGCCACGCCGGAACCGGGGCCGTCGGGTCTTCGTGGTATCGTACCACGCAATGTGCCCTTGTGTTCCTCGCCGGCCACGCAACGCTTGATACTCTTCCCATTCCTGCGGCGTTGCTACGTGTTCCAGCACACGGCCGCACACGAAGCACGCTTGACCTACTCGCTCCCCGTAGTCCAAGTTGTAGGTGTGGTCACTCGTACGTGTGCGATGCCGTGGCGGTACCGTTTGAGCCACGCGCGCAACGTGCGCCAGCTTCTCCGCTTCGCGTGACCACCGCCGGCCGGTGCGGTACTCGCACACGAAGGTCCCGTCCGCCAGGCGACGATGCTTCCCAAACCAGTGCCAGCGGCGATCTTGCTGCCCCCGTCGCCCCGGCGGGCCTTGTTGTTCGCCCACGAAGTCAAAGAGGCACTCTTCCCGGCCATGCCAGTAGCAAACGCCTGTCCAGTAGCATTGCATGAATTCGGAGTGTAGCAAGAGGAAGACGGGAGCACAATCGAGGTTCGCGAACGGCGCAGCAAGCCACGCGGTTCAATGAGCCACATGCCCCGCCGTCTCTCCCTTTGCCTTTGAGGTTCTCGGGTCAATTGTGGTATTGCTTCTCCGGTCGTCTCAAGCCGTCTCAACCCTCTCCTGTCCGTCCGTCCGTCCGTTCCTCTCTCTATATAAATATATATATATATATATTATATAGGGTATACCCTGTGGAGAGGGGGGAGAATGTGGGTATTGAACGCGGTCGTATGGGAGCGAGAGCGCAGTGCGGGGGGCAATGTGGGGATTGGGGAGAATTACAATTGGTCAGAGACGGGGATAGGCAGGGGGGGAAGGTGGGGTTTGTGGCTTATTGAACGGTTGGAGCCGGACGGGGGCAAGTGGGTTTGTGCGAGGGGGAGAGGGGTAGGATTGTGAAAATTGAGCGGACGGGTACGGGGGAGGGGAGGAAGATTTCTAGCAAGGTAGCAACATACAGTGACGCGAGGGTGGGAATGGCTTGGGCGAGCTGCGCGGTGCGACCCAAGATTGGGTCGCATGGAACTCCCGCCCCGATACAGTGGACGCAGAAGAAGGGTGGTGGAGTGGGACTCCCCGAACGCCACGGGCGCGCATGGCAATGTGGAGATTGCAGGGGCGGCAGGGCGCGCGGCAGGTCGGTTGACACACTTCGCGGAGTGGGGTAGCGTGAGACGGAGAGGATGAAGAGAAAGCGGAAGACGGGGGTGATGCTGGCGCGGGAGGCTGGCATCCCTGCGGGCAGGGCGTTCCAAGGTGAACGGGTCATCAACGCGACGCTGTGGAATGTCGCCAGGGCCTTGCGGTGGTTGGAGCCGAGATTGCGGTGGCGCGGGTTGGAGGACGGGGCCGAGTGCTGCCGGTGGGATGTAGGGTGCTACGCGCGACTTGCACGGGAGCATGCGGAGTACGTCGCAGCCAACCTTCATGCCACGGACAAGAGGTGAGTGTATGACACCAGCGGAGATTGCTGCCATCTGCCACGAGGCCAACCGGGCGTACAGTCAAATCCTGGGCGACGATCCGCAGGTGCCGTGGAAGGACGCACCCCGGTGGATGCAGGCACGCATCATCCGGGGAGTGGAGCTGGTTCTCCGCCACCCGGAGATGACTCCAGAGGCGCTGCACGCAGCGTGGTGCCAAGATCGCCAGGCGGACGGGTGGGTCTACGGAGCGACGAAGGACGAGGTGGCGAAGACTCACCCCTGTCTCGTTCCCTACGATCAACTGCCAGAGGGGCAGCGGCGGAAGGACCGGCTCTTTGGGGCAATCGTACGGGCACTCGGCAGCCAACCGTGACAACGAACGACGCTCGAACTCGCTACTTCCAACGAGTCGGACGAGCGCGCGCCGGGCCGGACGTGTGGCAGGAGATCCACGAGCCACGAAGGACGACGGAGGAGATCATCGTGTTGCAGAGGGTCGAAATGAACGAGATTCGGCCATGTGGAGTGGGCGGGTGTCCGGTCCTGGTCTTGGGTAGACAGCCGTGTGAGACGCATCGCCCGAAGATGCGATGTTGGACGTGCGGGAAGCCCATGCGAGTGGAAGCAGAGCATCTCGCGTGCCGGGGAAGCGCCTGATGCGGCCGGGGCGCCGAAGGGATCGGCCAGGGGATCGGCCATGACCTACACGACGATCCCAGGGCCGTGGGCCGGGCTGCCCCTGTCCCTGCCTCTCTTTTTCATGGCGCGCGAAGAGCCCCTCACGCTCTTCGGGTCCCCGGTGATGTGCTGTACGAAGCTGGCTTTTCCCTTCATGACCTTCGTCGCCTTCCTCTGCGGGTGCTGGCGCCTGGATCTCCCCTGCGAAACGGTGCTGGCGAGGTGCGCGGCGTGCAGCCGATGAAGGGTGGCCCCGCGAAGGAGCGCCAGCATGTGGACCCCGCTCTCTGAAACCCATGAAGAGGGCACCGACCTCTTCGCACCGACACTCCCCTCCGAGCGCGAAGCGACCCTCGGTCCGCGCCCCGATGGCCTCCGCCCGCGCGAGTACATGGTGCTCGGCAAGGTCTTCGAGGGGAAGAAGGTCGCGCAGATCGCCGCGGAGATGGGCGTCTCGACAGCGACGGTCTCGACCATCCTCGGCAAACCGCAATTCAAAGCAGCGGTGCAGATGGTCGAGGCAGCGATTGTCGAGCGGATTGCGCGGGGGGAGTTCGGCGTGCTGGCGATTGCGAAGGCGAACGCAAACGGCGCGATTCGTCGGGTGGTCGGACTGTCGAAGCTCAGCCAGGATGACCGGGTGCGGTTGAATGCCAACCTCAAGCTCATTGAATTGGCGGGCATCAGGCCACCTGCGCCGCAGGTCGTCGAGAGCAAGGAGCGTCTGATTGACGCGATGACGGCTGAGGAGGCAAGGGAATTCGCGGCGACGGGTCTCTTCCCTGCACGTTTCCGGGACCAGCTCGCTCGCCTGGCGGTGAGTGTGGTCGAAGAACACGAGAAGCGGCGGTGGCAGCCCAAGGTTGAGATGCAGGCCGGGGAAGTGATAGGACAGGAACCAGCGCGGGAGATGCCGGCCGAGGTGGTGGCGGAGGACGAGAAGGAGGACCGTTGATGGTGGACTATGGCTACGACGACGAGGACGTGTACGAGTGGATGGACAGGCAACCCATCTACCCCATCTCCCCCGACTGCAACCGCGAGGAGCATCGCCGATGCGCCGACGACGAGTGCCGGTGCGGATGCCATGACGACGGACCGTGAGGGTGCTCCCCGCTGAGGACGACGTGGAGAGTATCGAGGAGGTGGAGGTGTTTCCGCCACACACGCCCACATCATCCTCATGAGTCCTGCGGAAAGGAGACCCCATGGCATTCGACCGACAAGACGACCGTTTTCTCTACCAGGTGCTTCTCGACAACGCGGTGGCTACCACGGATGGTTCGTGGGTGTCGCTCGCAGGACGACATCCCGTCACCGTCAGTATTGAGGGGACGTTCGTGGGCAGTGTCCAGGTGCTCGTGTCGAACAACCCTCGACAACCCCTCGACAGCTTCAACGACGTGCCGGTGTTTGGCGGTCTCACCCACACCGCGCCCGCCGCCATGACCGTCGATGCGGCCTACCAGTGGATCAAGGTCCGCGTGTCGGCCTATACGTCGGGCAGCATCTCGGCGTTCATGCTCGGAGGGCCGGGACCGTGGTAGCACGCACGCTGCTCCTGCTTCTCCTCCTCGCGCTGCCGGCCCACGCCCAGATCATCCACGAGGCGGGGCGCCACGTCTGGCCCTTCGGTCAGATGCAGATTGGCCCGGTGGCGTTCGCGAGTCTCGGCACGACGTGCGCGAGTGGGAATCAGACCTATTGCCCCGATTGCTCCGTGGGCACTCCCTGCACCGGCGGAGGCTCGGGCGCCTATGCCTCCTGTGTTGGGGGATCGTGGACGTGCATGGCCGGAACGCCCGCCGGCACGGTCGATGTCAAAGCCTTTGGTGCTCGGGGAGACGGCACGACCGACGACACCCTCGCCGTGCGTGCTGCGATCACGGCCGGCGCCGGGAAGATCGTCTTCTTCCCTCCCGGCACCTACCTCATGCGGCCCAACCCCAACAGCGTCACGATGCAGGTGGTGGAGAGTGGGACGCTCATCGTAGGCATCCCCGGCTCGTCCATCCTCAAGATGGGCGACGGGGCGATGTCCCTGGGGAACCCCGGTCAGCTCCTCGGGAACGTCAACACCGCCGGTGGTCGGGTCGATATCACCGTGCGCGGCATGACGTTCGATTGTAATGCTCGCGGGAACCCAGGCGCACTCTCGGCCGGTTTCGACGCCTCGACGTTCGCGCCGCAGTGCATCTCCATCGCGCGGTTGACCAACTTCGTCTTCGACGCCAACCAAATCCTCGACGCGAAGTACGCCGCCCTGACCATCGCGGCGAGCAGCAATTCGATGTTCTTCAACAACCTCGTGTATCGAAGTGGGCAGGGGTACTGTGACGAGGTGGCCGACAAGCCGTGCGACACGGGAGCGGACTGCACCGGGTCGTGCGTCAAGCCGAATGGAGACGGGATCACGGTCTTCGGCAGTACGAATACGCTCGTGCAGGGCAATCAGTTCATCAACACCGGAGAAGGGACCTTCTGCCAGCATTCCCTCTCCACCCCCTTCGCAGCCAATCGAATCTGCAACGTCGTGGGAAATACGGTCGCGTACTACGACGCGAGCGAGATTTGCACGGGGAGCGGAAAGCCCTTTGCGTGCTGCACGGGAGCCCGGACGGGCAACGGGGCCTTCGGGACGGTTGGAAACAGCTTGTGCGTCAAAGGGCAGGCGCTCGGAAGCTCCCTTGGCATCCTCGCCAACTTCGGAACCATCGTAGACAACACGATCCGCAACGGGAACCAAATCAGCGTGCAGGCCCTCGCGGCGAGCACCGACTTCCCGACGACGGACATCACCGTCGCCAATAATGTGAGTGTGGGAGAACTGGCCGCTTCCGGTCCGGGTGGGTGCATCATTCTCCTGGCGAACATCACCTCGACAACGGCTCTCAAGAACATCACGGTTCGGGGGAACCGATGTGATACGACGGAGGTGGCGGGAGTGATGCTGCGAAGCACCAATGCGGCGGGCACCGTGACGATGGAAGATGTCGTCGTGGCCGAGAATGACCTGACGAAGGTCTGCCAGAACCTCGTGGACTGCGCCGGGATCTACGTGGACAAGCTCGGGGCCGGTGCCCTCGCCCTCAATCGACTTCGCATCTCCCGGAACAACCTCTTCGACTCTCCGCAGGATGGCGTCAAGATGGAGGGGACCTTGACCGACGTGGTCCTCATGGACAACGACCTCGACACGATCACGGGGGCCAAGTACAACTTCACGGCTTCGGCGTCGGTCTTCGTGAGCGACTTCAGCTCGGGGCTCGTCTTCAACGACCTGAATGCAGCCTCCTTCGCCACCGCGACCAACGGCTCGACGGTCTACTGCTCCGATTGCACCATCACGAATCCGTGTGCCGGGGCGGGGACGGGAGCCATCGCCAAGCGTCTCAATGGAGTGTGGGTGTGCAACTAGAGAAGCCAGCGGGCCTGCGTCTCGACCTCCCTGTCGAAGCGGAACAGCATCTCCGCGCGACCGCCCGCCTGCGCGCCCTACGTGCCGAGAACGAAGCGCGCTTCGGGCAGCATCCCTGGCCCTTCCTCTGCGATGCGGTCTACACCCTCGATCCCTTCGCCCGGCAGGAGAAGGGAGGAGGGATACGGAAGTACCCAGGAGCGACGACGCGCGACCCGGCTCCGCACTGCTCCTGTGTCGAAGGCGGATGCGTCAACTACCTGCATCACATCGTCAACATGTGGTACACGTACCCGCGCACCGTCTGGCCGAAGTCGCGCCGTCTCCTCACCTCCTGGACCATGATCGCACTCCATGTGTGGCTCGCTCGCTATCGGCCGGCGCAGATGATTGCCTTCGTGAGTCAGAAGCAAGGGCAGAATGAGGATGAAGGAGCCGCCGAGCTGGTGAAGCGCGCCCGCTTCATCGAAGACCACCTGCCGGTCGAGGTGCAGCCGCGCGAGACCCATCGAACGTGGTGCCGGATCTACTATCCGCACAACGGGAGCACGATTCTCGGCATTGCCCAGGGACAGAACCAGCTCCGGCAGCTCGCCATTACGGCGTGGTTCGCGGACGAGTTCGCCTTTTGGGAGCGCGCAGGCGAAACCTACGCGGCCAGTATCCCGGCACTGGAAGGAGGAGGGAGGGTCGCGCTCGTCTCGACAGCAAACCCAGGCTTCATGAAGCAACTGGTGTACGATCAGTGGCATGTGGGGGGAAAATGCTAGTCAAAACACCACCGATGTTCCACACGGCGTCGGCGGTCGAGCTGCGAGAGCGTGTACGGACCACGCTGCGTGAACGCGCCGCCGCTCGCGCCGCCGCTCGCACGATGCGACCGCCCGAGCCGCCTCCTCGGTACGATGACGTGTTTCTGGAGGGGCAGGCGTGGCTTGATGCGCTGGCCGAGGAGGAAACTTGCCTTCTCAGCCACATGCGTATGTTGCAAGAGAAACTCGACCTCGGCCTCTACGGCTTCGAGCGATTTTGGATGCAGGTTGCCATCGCCGTGCTCTTCTCGGGTCTACCGGCGAATCATGTGCTTTTCCAAGACTCCCTCTACCCATGAAAACTCACCTCTCCTCGACCTCGGAGCAAGTTGGACGGTGGACCGCACCGAAGGACGAGGTGCGTCCTGTTCCACCCGTCGCACCCATCGGCCGTCTGCACGATGGCGAGGCGGTCTTCGTCGGGCAGTGGCAAGCCGATACCCCCCGTGCGGTGCTCCTCTATCTTTTCGAGCCTGGCTGTCTCGTGTGGATTCCCTGGACCATGTTCCGCAGCGACGACGTGCAAATGCCTGGGGAGGCTGGGCGCTTCGTGGCGTCTGCTCGCTGGATGCAGAGGAAGCTCGATGTCTATGCCTAGCAACAACAGTCGTGCCGATGACTTCTGCCCTCGCTGCGGCGATCTCGTGCTCATTGTGGATGTGCGAGGTATCCCATGGCTTCTCTGCGAGGCGTGCGCGGTGGTGGCTCGGCAACGCCCTCGCCCCGTGAATCCCGCCCGTGCTTCCGGCCGCTAGCTGCCCCTCTTGCTCCCTGTCCCTCTCCGTGCTAGCCTCCCAGGCAACAAGGAGGCTTTATGCCAGCAACCATCTCCTCGTCCGGCACCTTCACCAATCTCTCGACCGTGCTGGATGCTGCGCGCTCCAACGCGATTGGGAACGAGCCTCGGCTCGAAGGTGCGAAGGACCTCTTCGCCGGTGGTCTCGGCATCAACCTCGAAGTGCTCAAGACGATGGAGGGGGTTCAGCTCGACGAGCTGCGTCAATTCATCCAGCTCGTCGCAAACGCCTACGGGCTCCTCTTCTGGCCTGCCGCTCACCTCGTCTACATCCTGCTCAAAGCCTACATCCAGACCAAGAGCGACACCGTACTCGGGGACGAGCGCGGCACTCGCCTCTACGTGCAGTCCTAGGAGGATTCCATGCCAGCTATCATCACTGCCACCGGCACCTTCTCCGGTCTCGACAATCAGAACCCCGAGAGCCAGGCCCCCGGTGCTGAGGTCAACGAAGTCATCTCGACCCACCGGGATACCGTCGAACAGCGATTCCAGCCTCGCGCGCTCGACATCGTCAACTCCTTCCCGCGTGACTTCGATGGCTTGCAGGAGGTGATGCAATTCGTCGGCATCTTCGCCCAGGCGTACAGCATCTCCAGCCCCGCGGCCGTCCATCGCATCAAGAACATCCTCGAAGCCTTCCAGCAGACGCTCGAATTGACGGAGCAGCGGGTCTACACACCGTAGTGGACCATGGAGCCTCTCCCGCGCACCCCGCGCCGCGGGATCGAGCAGTGGCAGAACCCGCGTAACGGCCTCGTCGTCGTCCAGCTCCACTACACCGCCGACGCTCGCAAGACCTCCCCCGAGTGGAAGTCCCAGGCGTCGGCCAACATGCACCCTCGCGATTGGCGCCGCGAGTACGAGATTGACTGGACGGCGGCGAAGGGCGAGCCCGTGGTGCCCGAGTACCAAGAAGCGAAGCACTGTCGAGTCTTTCCCTGGGACCCTTCCCTTCGCCTACTCCGCTTCTGGGATTTCGGCTACGTCTCCCCCGTCTGCCTCTTCGCCCAACTGACTCATTTCGGCCAGTTGCGTGTGCGCCGCGAGCTGGCCCCATTCAACACTCCCCTCAACCAACTGCTCGACGCCGTGGAATCGGTGACCGTGGAACTGGGCGGTCGAGACGCGCTCCTCGCCCAGCGCGATGCGTGGGATGCTGGCGGCAAGGATGTCGAGGAGCGCCCAACGGCGTTCGACGCTGGGGACCCGGCAGCAGAGAATCAGACCGACCTCGGGTCGAGTGCAGAGGTCCTGGGTGCTCGGGGTCTCATTCTCCACACCACACGGCCTGGGACCGAGGTCTCCTATGCAAACCTTCGCGCCCGCTTCTTGCGCGACGTGATGGAGCCGGGGGTTGGACCGCAACCCGCCGTTCTCATCCACCCCGAATGCCCTTCCCTTCGCGCCGCTCTTGCCGGCGCCTTCTACCTCAACCCTCTTCCGCCCTATCGTCCCGTGAAGACCCACCCCGAGAAAGACCTGGTGGATGCACTCCGGTATGGGGAGGACAACCTCCGCGCTCTCATCCCGTCCCAGGACGCTCGCTGGAAGCAGATGGCTGTGCTCGACCAACGCGAGATGCGGTCGGCGCCGGTCCCCGCGGACGAGTGGGCTGCACATCAGCGGGCCATGTGGGAGAACATCGTGGGAGGGATGTAGACATGAAGCGCAGTCGCCTCCACGCTCAGTTGCGCCGGCATGAGGGCTGGAAGTTGAAGCCCTACCGAGATACTACAGGCAAACTGACAATCGGCTGCGGGCGCAATCTCGATGATGTGGGGCTGAGTGATGACGAGGTGCAGTTGCTCCTCGATCATGACATTACCCGCGTCTGGCAGGAGTGTGTTGCCAACATCGAGGGCTTCGGGGCACTGGACGACGTTCGACAGCACGTCCTCCTCGACATGTGTTTCAACCTGGGTCTGTCACGGCTTCTCCACTTCGTGAAGCTGCTCGCTGCGGTCGCCCGTCGCGACTTTGACGACGCAGCGCGTGAGATGCTCGACAGTCGGTGGGCAACGCAAGTCGGGGACCGCGCACAGACCCTTGCACAGATGATGCGGACAGGCGTAGAGTCTCCGGCATGAACCCGCTCGAACTGTGGCGCGCGTGGCGCCTCTGGGGAAAGGTGAAAACCATGGACAAGAAGGCTCTCATCAAGCTCGGCGTCGCCGCCGTCGTCGCCGCGGTTTCAGCCGCGGGTGCCCAATTCACGACCTCCGATGTCGTCAATTGGTCGGCGGTCCTCTCAGCCGTCATCACGACGGTCGTCGCCTACGTGCAGAAGCCTCCGCAGTAGTCGGTGTTCACCGAGCAGCTCGTTTCCACCCTCCTCGTCGGCATCGCGACGGGGGTTGGTGCTCTCGTCGGCGTCGTCTGGCGTCTGGGTACGCAGGTCGCGCGGCAGAACGGAAACGTAGCCATGCTCCTGTCAGACCTGCGGGAACACAAGACGCAAGATCGAGAGGATTTCCTGCGTCTCCACCAACGCCTGGATGACCTCTCGACACCTGCCCGAGGCGTGTGATAGGCTCCAGGGCGAAAGAAGGAGGACTCTCCATGCTGCGATGTCTCGCTTCCCTGCTGGCAGCCTTGCTCGCAACGTCCGCGCTGGCCGGCACACCTCGCCACAACTTCAACTACTCCAACGATGCGGAGCAGAACTCCAACCTTGACAAGGTGGACACGAAGCTTCCTACCGGCAACGTCGTTACCAGTTTCCGCCACAACGGGAACGGGACGACCCTCGACTTCGCCTCGGCAGCGGCCAACACATGCTCGACGGACCTGACCGTCGCGATCACTGGTGCAGCCCTGGGCGACGTGTGCAGTGTCGGCGTGCCCAACGGCTCTGTCAACACGGGCTCATCCTTCACCTGCTGGGTCTCGGCCGCCAACACGGTTTCGGTCCGCCATTGCAACACGTCGGCCGCTGCCAACGACCCGGCCTCCGGCACCTTCAAGGTGCTCGTCGAGCAGCAGTAGGAGGAGGAGAGCATGCTATCGCGTCTTCTGCCTACCATTGCAGGCTGTCTTCTCCTGAGTTGGACCCTCGCGGAGGCCCAGCAACGCTGCTTCCCTGAAATCACCTGCCGCGTCACCGCTCCTCCTTCGACCGAGACCATCGCAGCCGGTGCGACCATCACGGCCGACGCATGTGGGAGCGTGAAGAACGTCACCGCCTCCGCTCCGGTCACGACGAGCACCACCAACACCTTCTCCGCTCCGGAGACGGGCAGTGCCGGATGCGTGATGACGGTTTGCAACCAGGGTACCAACACCATCACCCTCGACTCCAACGCCAACTTTCCAGGAAGCGGTGCCGCGAACGTCGCTCTCACGGCCGATGACTGTGTGGTCGTGGCGCAGACCGGCACCCGCTGGATGCAGGCGTCGGCCGTCCTCTCCAACAACTAGAGTCCATGCCTGGGATCGAAGCCACGATGCGCGAGTTCAAGAAGGGCTCGTTGCACTCAGGAAAGCCTGGCAAGGGGAAGGGGAAGAAGGTCAAGACGCGCGCACAAGCCATCGCGATTGGGCTCTCGCAGGAGCGCAAGATGGGCAAGAAGGTGAAGCCACCTCCGCGTGGGTCTGCTGCCTACCGTCGTGAGATGGCGAAGAGGTACTGATGGGACACACCTACAAGGAGATGAAGTACCAGGGGAAGAAGGGCGGGAAAGTGAAGGACCGGAAGATGCTCATGCGGATGACCGGCACGCGCGGCGAGAAGATGCGCCACCGCGAGATGATGAAGAGGGGGTAGGGTGGCGGTCCGCACCCCCACCATCGTCTACGTTGGCGATAACGTTCGCCGCGTGACATGGAGTGGTCTCCTGAACGGTGACACCGGCCTCGGCTGGGAAGCCTGGGACGAGCACGAGCGTCGCATGATCCAGGTAACGGGCACGTTCGGTGCGGGCGGCAACGCGCGCATTCAAGGCTCCCTCCTGGTCTCTCCCAACCAATCGGAGACGGCCACCGCCGAAGCGGACTGGCACCGTCTCCACGACGATTCCGGTAATGACCTCGACTTCAACGGGGTGGCTCCGAACGTTCGTATCGAGCGCATCGAGGAAGGCCCGGCCTGGGTCCGTCCCGCGGTCACGGCGGGCGACGGCACGACGAACCTCACCGTTACCCTCATCACCTATCGTCAGGGACCTCGATGAAGCATCCCATCGGTGAGAGTGCCCTGCATGCCTTCGCTCGAACCATCGAGGAATCCCTGGCTCTGGTGGAACGAAAGGCCGAGTTGGAGCGGGACATCTCCGAGGCCCAGCGCCGCCATGCGGCGGTGATTCAGGACATTGCCACGAAGGAAGGGCATCTCGCGGATCTCCAGGCCACCATCGCTGCCACCCGCGAGCAGCTCGATCACGAAACGGAGCGCCTCACGCTCGAACGAGCTGCACATGAAGCGGCCCTCGTCACCATGGCTCGTCAACGGGATGCTGCCGAAGCCGAGTGGGTCGCCCTGACTCAACGTGAGCATGATCGTGTGGCTGCCGAGTTCGCTTCCGAGCAGCGCCGGCTCTCCGAAGAGGTGAACGCTCTCACGGCCGAGCACGACCGCC